TTGAAGAAGCTAGATTAGCTCACTTACAGAACAACATAGACGGTTCTGCTCCAGAAGTTTCAGTAGCTACTTAATTAACAAGCTACATCGTTGGAAAATTCCACTCCACACTGTAGGATCTCTTGCACTCTATTCAAAAATAACATATAATATTCGCACTATACATAAATTAATATTCTGCATAGACGCAGTATAGTCGACGGCCTAGAGACTATGTAGAATTTAACTAGGAGAATAATCATGGCAAGAACAACGTTTAGTGGACCAATAAGATCTTTAAGAGGATTCTTAGGAACAGGTCCAGAGATGGCAGAATCAATCTCAGGAGCTACTTATGACGGTGGAACTGATATTGTTGGTATAGATAAATACCAAGGTAAAATAATCCAAATTGGAAATGCAAACACTGTATTCAATTTACCTTCAATTATAGATACGGCTACGCCTGCAGTTGCAGGATCAGATGATCCTTCTTCAACAAATAGAGTTGGATTAATGTACGAATTTATAGTTACTGCAAGTTTAACAGGTGGTAATACTTTCGTTCTTAATGCAGGAACTGCAGCAGGAAGAAATACAGCTGATATATTTAGAGGAATGGCTATCTACAACAATACGGCTACTGATCCAGGAGCTGTAACTGCTTTTTCAGCAGGTGGAACTGATACCTTAACTTTGACAGCTACTACTAAAGGTGGACTAGAAGGTGCTCATATTAGATGTAGAGCAGTTGATGGTTTACTTTGGCAGATCAATGCAGAGTTAATTGGTAATGGTGCATTTGCTAATCCGTGGAGTTAATAAGTAATTAATTAATGGAGCCCTTCGGGGCTCCTACAAATTTTAAGGAGAAAAATATGAGTTCATTTTCAAGTGACCAATCAGTAGCACATGCAACTGCAGATGGTCAAATGGTTCCTACAACGCAAAGAGCTAGAGTAACTTCTATTCAAGCAGAAGGTATTGCTGCTGCTTTTGTTGTTTTAAAAAGTGGTGGAGCAGCTGGAACTGCAATCGCTACTTATAAATTTGGAACAGAAGGATTAAATATTCTGTGTCCTGGTTCAGGTATTTTATTTAAAGAAGGTGTTTATGTAGACTTAAAGGACACACCTGGCGTTACTGTAACCTTTACATAGGATAACTGATGGCCAATGTTACTTCAGGCACTACAACATTTGATAAGACATTCTCTATCGATGAGATAATTGAAGAATCTTATAATCGAATAGGTCAATTCGATATGAGTGGTTATAATTTAAAAACTGCTAGACGTTCTTTAAATATTTTATTTTCTGAATGGGGAAACAGAGGTCTTCATTTTTGGGAAGTAGCAAATACTAATATCAACTTAGTTAATGGTCAAAACGAATATTTAATTTATCGTTCAACTGCTGATGGTAACTCTAATGGAATAACATCTACTCTAACTGCAGCAATTACTTCCACAACAGCCACAACTGGAATTACTTTAGCCTCGATCACTGATATGCCTACCGAGGGTACTATTAATGTAGGAAGTGAAAACATTTCTTACACAGGATTTAGCACTTTAGAATTAACAGGAGTAACACGTGGAGTTAATGGAACTACTGCAGCAACGCATTTAAATGCAGCAGCTATTACAAACTTTGTTAACCAGGCTTCGGATATCTTAGAATGTTCTTACAGAAATAGTTCTAATGTAGACTCACCTTTAGAGAAAATTAACAGATCTCAATACCAAGCTCTTTCTAACAAAACAGCCGTAGGACAACCTTCACAATATTTTGTTCAAAGATTTATAGATAGAGTCTTAATCCAATTATACTTAACTCCTGGATCTACTCAAAACGGAGACACGATCAATTTTTACTATGAGAAAAGAATCCAAGATGCGGGAGACTATACTAATGCAGCAAATGTTCCTTTTAGATTTGTCCCTTGCATGGTTGCAGGTCTAGCTTATTACTTAGCGATGAAATACGCACCACCAAGAATACAAGAATTAAAATTAATTTATGAAGATGAATTGGCAAGAGCTCTAGAGGAAGATGGTTCTTCAACAAGTGCTTTCCTTTCACCTAAAACTTATTATCCGAGTATGTAATTATGGGAAACACGGCAAGAGGAAAACATGCATTATTTATTTCAGACCGAAGTGGTTTGCAATTTCCCTATACTGAAATGGTTAGAGAATGGAATGGATCTAGAGTCCATACTTCTGAATATGAACCTAAACAACCTCAATTAGAACCAAAACCTTTTACTGCTGATCCACAAGGATTAATGCATCCAAGACCAGACAGATTAGAACTACCTACAGGAGATTTTTTAGTAGTCAACCCTATCACCACTGGAAGCGGTGGTACTTTTACAACTTATGTTATTGATCAACCTAATAGTGGAATAAAAATAAATGATGCAGTAAGATTAATGAGTATTCAACAACCTTTATTATCCCTTACAACTGCTCTTGAAAGAAGTATTCAAGAATTAGAATTATCTACAACATTAGCAACGGATATAAATGCTACGACTCAAACTCTGACTGTTACAGATAACCTTGGTTTTATTTCTACTGGAGGCTTTATAATGATTGAAAAAATTAATTCTATAAGTGGACTATATGAAAATGAAATTATACAATATGCAGCTTATAATTCTGGAACAAAAACTTTATCAGGTTTAGTTAGAGGAACTAATGCACCGTTTAGAGGACAGACTCCTAAAAACACTATTGCAAGCGATCACGATGCGGGAGCAAATATTTTTGGAACAAGAAATGTTGTTTCTTTAAATACCACAACTTCTCCAAGTGGAGGTCAGCCCTCAACAGTCACTAATCAAAACGGCTATAATTTACCTGCTACAAGTCCAGGTACTTTTTTAGTAGATGGCTATGGCCCAGGTGGAGGAAATGGTTGTATTGCCGGTCCTTTAAATGTTAATATAACGGATGGGAGAGCTTAATAAATGACATACGCAGAATTAGTACAAAAAATTAGAGATTATACAGAAGTAGATTCGAATGTTTTAACTTCTACTATTATAGATGGTTTTATAAGTGATGCTGAATTTAGAATTTTAAGAGAAGTAGATTCAGATAATAATAGAAGATATGCAACAGCTTCGTTAGTTTTAAATACTAGATTTATAGATACTCCCGACAATTTATTGGTAGTTAGATCAGCTCAAATTGTGGACTCTGATGGTACAGCCGCAACAGACAACAGAGATTTTTTACAGTACCGAGACACTAACTTTATGGCTGAATTCAACCCTACGGGCTCCACAGGGGTTCCTAAGTACTATGGTTACTGGGATGAGGGCACTTTAGTTTTTGCTCCTACACCTAATGCTACTTACACAATTCAGTTAAATTATATCTTGAAACCTACTGGATTATCGGCTACTAATACAACTACATATTTAAGTTTACAATTTCCCAATGGCTTATTATATGCCTGCCTAGTTGAGGCTTACGGTTTCTTAAAAGGACCTATTGACATGTTACAGCAATATGATAAAAAATATGTTGAAGCTGTTAAAGGATTCTCAATTGAACAAATGGGAAGACGAAGACGGGATGAATACCAAGCAGGTGTTCCTCGAATAGGAAAACAATAGGAGAAAAATTTTATGGCAATAACACAAGCAATAGCAAACTCATTTAAAAAAGAATTATTAGATGGAGCTATGAGTTTTAAACAAACAGGTGGTGACACTTTTAAAATAGCTCTTTATATTTCTACAGCAACTTTAACTTCAGCAACATCAAATTATATTACAGCGGGAGAAGTATCAAACACTGGACAATACACAGCCGGTGGAGGAGCTCTAGTTAATTTAGGAACTTCTCTGACTGCAGGTGTCGCAAGATGTGATTTCAATGATAGATCTTTTACTGGAGTTACATTAACAGCTAGAGGAGCTTTAATTTATAATACAACAGCAGGTTCAGGGTCTAGTACTACTGATGCAGTTTGTATTTTAAATTTTGGAGCAGATAAAACTGCAACTTCTGGTACGTTTACAATTCAATTTCCAGCCCCAACATCAACAGCAGCGATATTAAGAATATCGGGCTAGTAGGAGGTAGACTCCTATGGCGGATAAATCATATACAGTCACCGTAGCAAGTGGTAATCTTTATGGTGGAGGTACAGGTAATGTATTCTATCTAGATGGCCTAAGAAATTCTACAGGACCAGGAACAATAGATTGGGTTCCTGATGCATCTTTACGTTTTGAACAAAGTAACGCTTCAAACAATAATCATCCTTTAATATTTTCTACTACAACCAGTAAAGATCAGTATTTAACTTCTGGTGTAACATATTATTTAGA